CTATAGTCGCCTGTCTTAAAGGTGTCATATACACACCACCTGCTGTAGATGCGTCTATAGCAACATTAGAGGCATTGAATACGATCGTGTTTTCAGCCTGGTCGTCCGTAGCGTATTTACCAAACCGGATTTTGGTAGACCGCTCGATTGTCGGTAAATTTTTAACCATTTATTATAAGTGTGTATTTTAATTTGCGTAAACGAGGCCAGCCATACCATTTTCGATACGAAGTATGTTATAGTTGACTGCGTATATGGGATCGTTAATGGTCATGGATTCACTTATTATTCTGGCTGAATCTATACGACTAAAATTGAGTGTTCCTGTCGGTTGGAGTGAACTCGATGTGATACAAAAACAATATAAGAAAAAGTCCGGGGACGTAACAAAATTTGTATGGTAATAATTCATAACATCTATAAAGTGTGTTTTTGCCCACTTAAAATTGGTTATATCCGAACCATTAACCTGAATTTTTACTTTATTTGTTGTTGATGTTAATGCACCCGTTCCTGATGTTTCTGAACAAGCTATATATTTCACGGGGTGATTAAATGTTAATTCTTGTATACGTTCATTCGACGCATCATTTTTTTGAACTTGTGTAATTATTAAATCGTGTTTTTTTGTAGTAACGTTTTTACGTTCCTGTTCATCAAGGTAATAATAATTAGAATAACATTCAAAGTTGTAATTACCTGCATCCTGGCCCCAATGTATACGTATCTCAACATTGTGATATTGGAGTGCAACTAAAGGTAATGCGGACTGTGCGCTTTCACAAAAAAAGAAACGTAATGGGTAAAAATAAGAATTCGCACTTACACCTGGATGTGGTCCCAATGCACTTTTTGATACGTTCGTTGCAAATGTATCAATAGCTATTTTTTCTGTAAAAATGGCGTCCTGGGTATCTATAACCTGACCACCAATAAGAAGTTCGACTTTATCTATAAGTGTATCCCAATTCTGTATATCAAGAGCTTCTGTGTTATTATCTATAGTGAGATATGTATATCCTAACATATCACCATTTCTTTCGAATGTGATGGATGACATGGATCCTGCACTGGGATTACCCTGTATAACCTGTGGTTCGACGACTTGAGAAAAATTTGTGTGTCTTTTAAATGACGATACAAAAAAACTTACTTCTGGAGAACCTGTGATGTATTCATCTTGAGCACCTATTGCAACGAGTTGAATAATACCTGATGACATTTATAATAAGAAAAGGTTAAAAAATGACCTGAAATTATTCATAGGGCAAATTTCTTTTTTTGCATACAAATCTAAAAACAAAAACTGCATCGCCACAGTCTGCCGCTGTACCGTCCTGTTTATCTAAATTAAACGTCAATCTATCGATCTTTCGAATGGGATTATAGTATTGTTGAACGATTGGATACTCGTTTCTAAAAAATACGGCTTTTTGTTGAGGATTTGAAGCCGCGTGTAATTTGTGTTCACACACGATCGTACCGAATATACCGTTTAGGTGATTATCTGCGTCATCGAGATCGTTTTTACCACGTTGACTGAAGTACGTTTTGAGTTCTTCTATGCCTACGTGTATACACCTTTGAGTATCATCGGTAGTGTTAATACTCGCCGCTAATAACTGTGCCTGAACAACGTTCTCGAGTGGGGTTGGTAAATATAGAGTAAAGTCGGTATCACTGACAGTATCCAGGTTATCGAGTACAACTGTATGGTGTTCGCATTCGAAATCAGGTAAGGTTGATTGACTAGTCACTAAAGCCATTTATATATACCGGAGATTTTACTTCATCTTATAACTCGCTTGTCCGACAACCAATTTTTGGCCGTCGCAAACACCGCCTCGGCTATCCGAGTAGTACGATTTGCCGAGACACTCTTCCTTGGATTCGAGATCGAAGAGCGAACCTTCACTGACGACTTCGATGTCGACTGGGGCTGGTGTATAGTAGCTCGTTTTAAGCATTTGGAGAACGCAGAGTATAGCAAAAACTATGACAATCGCCCTGAGTGTATTTTTGTTCGTGGTGTTGAGTTTAAT